ATTTTTATAGTTGAAGATGACATGTTGATCAAAAAACCTGAAGTTTTTGATGCTTATATACAGGCAAGAGATATTACAGGAATTCAGCATTTTATGTTTGCTTATCATGGTCCTGCCAACAAAAATGGAGTTTCTGGCGGTCCTGCCTGTCCCCGGTTTATTGTGGAATATCCAGAAAATACAAGAATTGCCATAGTTCAGGGCTGTGTGGGTAGTTTTTGTTATTATACAAGGGAGGTTCTTGAAAAGATTGGATTGTTTGATGAGGATTTTCTAAATGCTTTTGAGCATGTGGAACACAGTTATCGCATAGCCCTTGCAGGATATACAACTCCTTATTGGAACTGGCCTGATCTGGCCAATAGCATGGATTATATTGATGAACTAATGTGTTCTGAACACAGCAGTTCCATTCGTCCTCGTAATGATTGGCGAGAAAATATTCAGAAAGGATGCTCTTTATTTTATAAAAAGCATGGTTATAATCCGGCATGGCAAAATTGCGTACCAGATTCTTCAAAAGAAAAGGTTCTACAGATTATGAAGAAAATCAAAAAGGAGGGTAAAGCATGAAAATAGCATTATTACTTCCAACACGGGAACGATTAAACAATAAAATCAGTTTCATGATGAGTGCACTGTCCCGATGCAAGAATCCAGATAACTACACACTTTACATGGGAATAGACAAAGATGATCCTACATTGGAACGTTGTCAAAAAATGGCAAAAGCAATAAGCAATTTGAAAATCGTTGTGATTCCTCCCAATCCTGAAGGAAAATTCAGCCTTGGTTATCTTTGGAACACATTAGCAGAAAACAGTACCGAAGAAATTATCAGCATGCTTGGAGATGACATGGTATTCAGCACAGATGGTTGGGATGAGAAAATCCTGGAAGAGTTCTCTGCTGAAAAATGCCCGGACAAGTTCAAGCTTGTTTGCGGATATGATGGCCATCGCAATGATCAATTTGCTGCATGGTTGTTTATTCATCGTCGTTACATGGAAGTAACTGGTTATTTCATGCGAAAAGAATTTAGTCGTAATTGGATTGATCAATGGCTGGACAACATGTATACGGCATTTGGGCGAAAGGTTTATCGTTCAGATATCACCATCACACATAATCATTGGGTGTTTGGAACCAGCAAATATGACAAGGTGGCCGACGATATGCGTAAACATGAAGGTGAAAACAAAGAACATTCCGATCTTATTTGGCCCAAGCTGAGAGATGCTCGTATCGAAGAAGCCAAAAAATGGGAACAGATACTGGGAATCAAAGCTGATTTAAGTAAGATTCAATGAAAAAAGCGTTGTTTAGTTTCGGAAACTGGAAATATTATCCAACTTTAGATGCTTTAAAAGCCAGTGCTGAAGAGCATGCAAATGTGAATCAGATTCATATTTTGAAAGAACCAGATATTGAATCTGAATTTTATAAAAAGAATATTCGGCATTTCAATGAAAAGAGGGGATTTGGTTATTGGGTTTGGAAAGGTTATTTTATAAAAAAGTTCTTGGATAAAGCATCTGATGATGATGTTTTTATGTATGTTGATTCAGGAAATGAAGTGATTGGTGACCTGTCTCCTTTGTATGATTTGTGCAAAAAAGATGAAAAAGGAATTATTTTATTTGAAAACACAGATGGTGAACCAAATGGTAATGTTTGGAAAAATAATCAATGGACAAAATCTGATTGTTTTAATATCATGGGATTAAAGACAGATGAATATCTGTATGGCAATCAGGTAAATGCATCTTATATTGTTTTTCGTAAAACTGATTTTAGCAAAAAGTTCTTTGATTGTTATCTTGATGTTTGTCAGAATTATAATATAATCTCGGATGCTCCAAATATAACTGAAAATTTTAATAAAGACTTTCAAGATCATCGTCATGACCAATCCATTCTGTCCTTGCTTTCAATAAGATATAAAATAACCATTCAACGGGATCCATCTCAATGGGGCAATCATAAAATCAAACAAAATTCACCCTATAAACAATTGTTTTTTCACCACCGGAGGAAGTATTACATATGAAATTGTTGATCATACAGGAAAACGGAAGACATATCGTTAGCAAGCATTTACGGGAATGTAACAGTCTTCAACGTGCACTTTGGTTTCATGGGGAAGAATGTGATGTTTGGGGTTTGGGTCATGATAATTTTGAAAAGAAACCAGACTATAATTCATATGATGTGATTATAAATTTAGAAAATTATGATGTGGGATGGGTTCCTGATCTTTCAGAATATAACAAACCTATCAAGCTTCTTTGGGCAATCGACAGTCATTGTCAGGGCAAACAATATTATCTAAACATTTTTAATAAAGGAAAATATAGAAAAATACTGGAAGCAACAAGATATTTTATTGACGAAAACAGTGTATGGTTTCCAAACTGTTATGATTCAGATTTCATAACACCTATAAAAGAAATAGAAAAAAACACATTTTTGGGATTTTGTGGAAACTATTGCAACCGAAAGCCATTGTTTGATGCAATCCAAAATCGTTTCCCTGAATTCAAAATGGATATTGATGTGCGAGGAATCCATATGATTCGGGCCATCAATTCATATATGGTTTTGTTTAATAAAAACATTTTTAATGATATAAATTATCGAAGCTTTGAAACCGCCGGATGTGGAACATGTCTTCTTACCAGTTATGACGATCAATATAATGATCTGGGATTCAAAGAAGGAGAAACCTTTTTCTCATACAAAAGCTTGGATGAAGCAATTGAAAAGATAAATTATCTCAAAGCCAATCCATTGGTTGCCAAGGATGTTGGTATTAAGGGAGAAGAATTTGTTCGAAAGAAACATACTTTCAAAAACAGGGCCAAGAGTCTTATAAAATACGTACAAACTCTATGATCATAAAGTCCGAGGAAGGTCATGTTTTAACTCATTTGGGATTAGGAGATCAAGTCACATGCAATGGTCTTGTCAGAGAACTATACAAGCGTCATCCCAAATTGTATGTGTATAGCAAGTTGAAATATTATTATAATATCGAATTCATGTATCGGGATCTACCCAATCTTAAAGTTTTCCCGATTGAAGAAAGCGGAGCACAATATTTTGTAAATCTGCATGGAATAAAGAATTTTTATAAATTGGGAATGGGAGGAGCGGACACTGTTGAAAAAAGCTTTTATGCTCAAGCAGGAGTGGATTTTAACAAGAAATGGGAAAGCTTTCATGTGGAAAGAGATCATGAACGGGAAAATAAATTATATTCAAGTTTCGGGTTTGAACCAAATGAATATGTTTTTATTCATGATGATATTGCAAGAAATCAAATAGTTGATACAACCAAAATAGCTGACAAAAATTTAAAAATATTCAGGGTCAAACCTGAATATACAAACAATATATTTGATTATTGTAAAATAATTGAGAATGCAAAAGAAGTTCATGTTATAGAATCTTGTGTCATGTTCATGGTTGATTTGGTTTTTAAAACACTGGATAAACCTTTGTATATGCATAGATATACAAAACCTATAGAACCATGGGAATATCCAACAAACAAATTAAATTGGCATATTTATGAGCGATAAACCTCCTCTTGTTTTTGATATTGGATATAATGTGGGCAATTTTTCCCGGTGCATACTAGGAATATATCCAAATGCAAAAATCATAGGTGTGGATGGTCATCCTACTTACAAAGAAATGTTTGATAGAAATCCTCTGCCTAATGTTGAGTATGTGCATGGTGTTGTTTCAGATGTTTACAAACAAGATGTATCCCTTTTCATATGTGATTGCAATCCAGGCATCAATTCAATAAACCCAAATTGGATTGAAAAAATACGGCATAATCATTATTTTCAGCAAACAAAACGGGAAATAAAAGTAAGATCCACAACTTTGGACAAAATGATAAGTGTTTATGGTGTTCCGGATATTATAAAATTGGATATTGAAGGTGCCGAATCTATTGCGTTGAGTGGATTATCACAAAAATGCGGAACAGTTCTTTTGGAATGGTGTGAGGAATTTTTCCAAGATACATTAAAATGTGTTGAAATATTAAGAAAACTTGGCTATAACATGTTTTCCAATGACAGTCATTGGGAAGGAACAAACGAAACAATACAAGAATTCAATCCGGCTTTAGAATATAAAACCTGGAATGATCTTATAAAAGATGAGGACATTGAACCAGAGCGTAAAAAGCGATGGGGAATGTTATATGCAAAATGAATATAACTGAAAGATATCAGGAAATACCCAAAGAAGCTTGGGCAAATGAATCCCAGAAAATGGAACTTAAATTATGGGAAGCCAATAATATTGACGATGATTGGAACATGTGGTGGAAAATGAAATTTGATCATTTTTCTGCAATTGCAAATGAAAAAATTGATTCAATTGCTGAAGTTGGTTGTGGTCCAATTGCAAAAAACATACAATATGTGATTCAAGCATTACAAACAAAACCAACCAAATATTTTTTAAGTGATCCTTTGTTGAAAGAATATGTAAACATGGGACGACCTGTTTCTAATTTTGCCATGGAAGTGCAAGCAAAGCTCAGTTCCAAGCCTCTTGAAGAATGGATTTTAAAAGAACCAGTGGATATGATTGTTTGTATTAATGTATTGGATCATGTTTATAGCATGCCCAAATGCATGGAATCAATATATAATAATCTTAAAAAGGGTGGAGTTCTTATTTTGGGTAATGATCTTACGAATCAGGAAGATTTTGAAGGAACACCTAAAGATGATCCAAATGGAATGATGCATCCTATTCGGTTTGATTATAACGATATTAAACCTTTTTTATCAAAATATGAAATTATCTCAGAAAAAGTTTTAAGTCGTCAGGAAGGAAGAATTAGATATGCCGGGGAAGAAAAAGCACATTATGCAACATTAATTTATATAGGCAAAAAGAAATGAAAGCGGCTATATTGGAAAAAATTGACCATCCGCTGGTGGTGGCGGATGTTGCCCTTACTGAAATCAAATTTGGTCAGGTCGCTGTAAAAATAATTGTTAGTGGGGTTTGTGGTGCTCAACTTCAGGAAATTGCCGGACAAAAAGGAAATGCCAAATTTGTTCCGCATCTTTTGGGGCATGAAGGGTGTGGAATTGTGGAATGTGTTGGAGAAGGGGTTACTCGGGTAAAAGTCGGAGACAAAGTTATATTGCATTGGAAAAAAGGAGAAGGTATTGAATCCCCTTTTCCGGAATACATTTACGATGGAAGAAAGATCAGTAGTGGAAAAATAACCACATTGAGTGAAAAAAGCATCGTGTCAGAAAATCGGCTTACACCGGTTCCTCAGAATATTCCAGATGAATTTTGTGCTTTACTGGGATGTGGACTGAGTACCGCACTTGGAATTGTTAATTATGATGCCAACATAAAGTTTGGGGAGACTGTTCTTGTAATTGGTTGCGGGGGTGTGGGTCTTAATATCATTATGGCATCAAATTTAGCAGGTTCCGGAAACATTTATGGGGTGGACATTTCGAATGAAAAACAAAACATGGTAGAAGAACTAGGAGCCCGATTTGTTGAAGGATCAAACCAAATTCATGAAAAAATAGATTGTATTGTTGACACAACAGGAAACATGAATGTAGTTTCCCACTATTTGCCTTTACTATCCAACAGAGGAAGATGCATAATTGTTAGCCAACCTAGCAAGCACAATAATTTGGAAATAAAGAACCCAACCAATTTCTTTGCAGGAAATGGTCAAATTATTCGTTCCACACAGGGCGGGAATGTGAATCCCAGTGAAGATTTTCCTCGATATGTTAATTTATATAATAAAAGAAAGATTAATTTTGAAAAAATGATAACACACCATTTCAGTCTGGACGATGTTAACAAAGCCATAGATTTGGTAAAAAATGGAAAAGCCGGTAGAATTATGATTTGTCCCTGATAAAATAGTTTTTATGCTTACAAAAGATGATTTATTAAATTTTGAAAACCGCATAGCGGATCTTTACAGAGACTCTCAGCTTCCTTTCCTGTTTCATTTGTCAGGAGGAAACGAGGAACAATTGCTGGATATTTTCAAAGAAATCAAAGAAGGTGATTATGTATTGGCTACTCACCGAAATCATTATCATGCACTTTTACATGGAGTTCCTGCAGATGTGTTGGAAGATCGTATTAAAAATGGAAGGAGCATGTTCATTTATGATCGTAAGCGTAACTTCTTTACTTCAGCAATTATCGGTGGAACTGCTGCAATTGCAGCAGGAATTGCTTTGGCTCTTAAAAGAAAAGGATCCAAACAGAAGGTATGGTGTTTTGTAGGGGATGGAACCGAGGATTCCGGTCATCTTTTTGAAGCAGCCCGTTATGTTCATGGTTTTGATTTGCCTTGTACATTTGTAGTTGAAGATAACAATCGTTCTGTAAACACAGATAAAACAGAGCGTTGGGGCAAAGCTCTTGATCCAACCTTCTTTCCTTGTGTTAGAAAATATTATTATAATATTACATGGCCCCATGCCAGAACAGAAGATATGATTAATTTGGGTAAGACTAAAACAAAGACTCATGATGATTATTTTCCACCCCTTCCAAAAGAAGTTCTTCCTTCAGTTGATATAACAGAAGACATCAAGTTCAAAGATGCCATCAATCAAATGATGACAGAAATTGGAAAAATGAATTCAGTGTTTATTGGATACAATGTGACCAATGGTGATGCCATGGGAACATTAAAAAATGTCGATAAATCACAAAAGATTGAAACTCCAGTAGCAGAAAATCTTATGACTGGTCTTGGAATTGGCATGTCATTTGAAGGATTCAAGCCTGTTATCTATTATGAGCGGCATGATTTCATGATGGTAGCTGCCGATGCCATTGTGAATCATGTGAATCATATTGAAAGAATTTCCCATGGAGAATATCAAGTTCCAGTGATTCTTCGATCTGTGGTTGCAGATTCTGGACCTTTTTATTCTGGTCCTACACATTCACAGGATTTCACCGAAGGATTCAGAAACATGGTAGATTTCCCCATTTATGTGCCCACAAACGGTAAAGAAGCCATAGTTGCATATAAAAATGCTATGAATTCTAACCGTCCCAGCATGATTGTGGAAAAGAAAAGCTGTTTTTGAAATGAATGAACAAAGATATTCTCATCATCGGTGAAAGTTGTAGGGACATTTTTGTTTATTGTGATTGTACTCGTTTGTGTCCCGATATTCCTGTTCCGGCGTTAAAAGTTCTTCATCAAAAAGAAAATGAAGGAATGGCAAAAAATGTCCAGAGAAATATTGTGTCTTTGGGTGGTGATTGTGATATTATCACAAATACAAATTGGCCATATGTTACTAAAACAAGATATGTACACGAACAAACTAATCACATGTTCATGCGAGTTGATACTGACCACAACATTGACAGAGTAGATACATCTTTACTTCGATATGATTATAAGTTGATTGTTATTTCTGATTACAACAAGGGATTTTTAAAAGAAAGTGATATTGAAAGCATATGCTTTTGGCATCCAAATGTTTTTATTGACACAAAAAAGAAACTTGGTTCATGGGCAAATAAAGCAAAATTTATAAAAATAAACAATTACGAATATGAAAGAAGCAAAGAAACCATAACTCCAGAGTTGGAAAAGAAAATCATACGCACAAAAGGAGGAGATGGTTGTGTTTATAATGGAAAAGTATATCCTACAAAAAGAATCGAAGTAAAAGACACCTCTGGATGCGGAGATACGTTCTTATCAGGACTAGTTGTGGAATATATCAAATCAAATGATATTGAAAAATCCATAGAATTTGCAAATATTTGTGCTTCAGAAGTGGCCCAACACCAGGGAGTGACAACACCTAATTTATGAGCCAAATCAAATTGGTTATATTTGATCTGGACGGTGTTCTTGTGGACTCAAGAGAACTGCATTTTTTGTCACTTAATAAAGCTTTGGAGCAGATTGATACAAAATATATAATATCAAAAGAAGAGCATCTTTCCACATATGATGGTCTTAGCACAACTAAAAAGCTGAATATTCTTTCTGAGAAAAAGAATCTACCAATCGAACTGCATAAAAAAATATGGCAATTAAAGCAAAAATATACAACAGAAATTATAAACAATTTCAAAGAAGATGAACGCATAAAGGATATTTTATTTAAAATAAAAAAAGATGGTAAGAAAATATGCTGTTGCACCAATTCAATAAGAGAAACAGCCAAGATTCAGCTTTTAAGAAAAGGTTTTTTTGAATATATTGATTATTTGTTTTCAAATGAAGACGTAAACAATCCAAAACCTAGTGCAGAAATGTATCTAAGGGCTATGCTGGCGTGTCATGCAAATCCGGATGAAACTGTTATCATTGAAGATTCACACATAGGAAGAAAAGCAGCACAAAGATCTGGAGCATATCTTTTTCCAGTAAAAAATAGTTCTGATCTCAATTATGATAAATTAAAAGAATTCATTAACCGAAAGGAAACACATATGATTAAACCAAAATGGCAAGGTCGAGGAGATGTTAGGGTTCTGATTCCAATGGCAGGAGCAGGATCCAGATTTGAAAAAGCAGGCTATACATTCCCGAAACCTCTTATTGAGGTGCGAGGAAAGCCCATGATTCAGGTTGTTATTGAAAACTTGAATATTGATGCAGAACATGTTTTCATAGTACAAAAGGAACATTATGAAAAATATAATTTAAAAAATCTTTTAAATATAATATCTCCTAATTGTAAGATTGTACAAACAGAAGGAATCACTGAGGGTGCTGCTTGTACCACTCTTCTCGCTAAAGAGTATTTTAACGATGATAAAAGCCTCATTATAGCCAATTCTGATCAGTTTATTGAATGGGACAGCAACGAATTCATGTATTCTATGATTGCAGATGATATTGATGCAGGAATACTGACTTTTAATTCTACCCATCCTAAATGGAGTTATGCCAAGGTGAATGATGATGGATTTGTTTGTGAAGTGGCCGAGAAAAATCCAATCAGTAATATTGCAACTGTGGGTGTTTATTATTGGAAAAAAGGTTCTGATTATGTCAAATATGCAGAACAAATGATACATAAAAATATCCGGGTCAATAATGAATTTTATGTTTGTCCAGTATTCAACCAGGCAATAGAAGACAATAAAAAGATAAAAGTATTCAATATTGAAAAGATGTGGGGATTGGGCACACCTGAAGATTTGGATTATTATCTTAAAAATCGTCCAGAATGATTCTTATATCGCATCGAGGTAATCTAAACGGAAAGAATTCCGAAACGGAAAACAATCCGCATGTTATCGATAATGTATTAAAAAATGGATATGATTGTGAAATAGACGTTCATACAATAGAAGGAATCGTTCATCTTGGCCATGACAATCCGGTTTATCCTGTGGGATTAAATTGGCTTAAAGAAAGAAAAGAACATGTTTGGGTGCATTGCAAAGACGTTGCTTCAATAGAATTAATGCAGAAACACAAAGAGCTTAATTATTTTTGGCATGAAAATGATACCATGACTCTTACAAGCCATGGATATATTTGGGTTTATCCCGGAAAACAACCTGTTAAAAACAGTATTTCAGTAATGCCCGAGCTTAATAATGATTTTGTTTCAGGATGCGCTGGTATTTGTTCAGATATTATAGAAAATTACAAAACTTTAGATTTCTTGTAATCTTCCCACATCTTCAGATTCTTATCAAGTTCGTGGTACATGGCCCATCCTAGCTTTTCCACAACATAACGGGTACCATGATTTCCTGGAACTGGATCACGTTCTGGAATCATGTAATACTTTCCGCTTTGTTTTGCAAGATCGGCAATACACCTTTCGATTGAGTAATCAACCTTTTCAATATAATGAATGGCCCATTTTGTGAATTTATGCATGAAATGAAAATCGTTTTCTCTGGCAAAGAAAACATCAGTACTGAACCACGGATCACCAGTCCAACGACATCCCGCATAAACATAATCCTTTTCTTCCATCAATTTAAGAATATCCAAAACCTTTTCTTCATCAAGAAGCCAGCTATCTACACTCAATTTGATCCAATTCTTAACTCCATTATCTTTTAAAAGATTGTATCCTCCAATCATCATGTCGGTGTCCCCTTCAATATGTCCCCGATTTCCACAACGAAAATCACAAACCTCATCCTGGTTTACTCCATTATAACAATAAGCGATATGGGGTTTGATTATTTTGTAAGAATTAATGATTTCTTTCAAATATGGCCAATAATTTTCCCGATTATAGCAAGTAACAATAAAGTTTACATCCATGAATCTAATTAATCATTTGTTTTTATAATTCAACTATTGTTGAAAAATTATCTTTCATCGTAAGATAAGCATATGACACCCGAACAAATGCAGGATCAAGTCCGGCATGCAACCCGAAGCAGAATGCGATATGTTTATCAATTTGTTAATAGGGAGTTTTTTAAAATAAATGTTCCAGAAACCAAAACCAACCTTAAAATTGCAGTTCTTTTATCGGGTGGACTACGGAATTTTGCGATAACTCAGGAATGGGCCAACAAATTCATGATCGATCCAATCAAAGCAGATGTTTTTGTTCATGGATGGTGTAGCAAAGATGGTATTGAAAAAGATTCAGAAACTGTCATGGGATATCACAATATTAGAGCATTTAACATTCAGGATCGTAGCAAAATCAAGATACCGGTTCCGGAAGTGATGCACCACAAGTATCCAGTTCATGTAAGTCATGGTTGGGGAATGGAAGTGGCCGATCATGTTTTGGGACAACTTTATAATATAAAAGGATGTTATGATCTTATTGAAGAATATGAAAAGAAGAATGGTTTTCAGTATGATGTGATTGTGCGAGGAAGACCAGATGAATTTTGGTTTGATTGTCTTCAGGATGCTGATTTGGAGTTTGTAGCAAAACAGAATGTATTATTAACACCTCAACATTATCTTTCTACGGTATCTCGGGATGGAAAATTAAATGACCGATTTGCCATGGGTAATCATGAAGTGATGCGTCGTTATTGTGAAATGTTTAATTTGGTAGAGGACTATGCAAAGCTAGCAGGAAATGATGAATCCACCGAGTTTTATGTAGATCATCATGTAAGAAATACCATGAGAGACATTCCTTTGCATAATATTGATGCCACATTCATGCTGGAATATCCTGGGGATTATCCCATGGAACGAGGATTCAATCCAACAAACATGCGACACTTGGAACAGAATGACAGCAACGTGGCAATAGCAGCAGCAGATAATATTAAAAAAAGCGCAGGGTGAACGTATCTTTTTTTCAAACATACGGTGATCGTTTGCCTTTGCTTAAGATAAGGGCAGAGGATAGGTATTTTCAGGACTTCATTTCTAATTTTGATATGAACATCATATCGCTTCATAATCCTTCTGATGAGGTTAAAAATTATGTTTTGAACAACAAGATACTAAAGAATTCCACTTTATTTGTTTTTAGTAATAATACCTATTGCGATTGTATTCGTTACCTGATGAATTTTCTGGAAAGCAAACAAATTAACAAATTTTTCTTTTATCAGGACGATACTTTTTCTTATGAAGCAACAGAACAAAACCGGGATGATTTGAAAAATATGGTTTTCAATACCGATTATGAAATGATCAATCTTTCATACAAAATCGAATATCTTGTGGAAAAGGGTAAATGGACCGAGAAGCATAGAAATGTGTTATATAAAACAGAATCATTTAAACTTTATGATACAGACACCTTTGACTTTCGGGACAGTGGACTTTGGGGTTTTGATGATTCCTGTTTTGTTTGTTCCCATCAAAGATTGCGTGAAATTTTTGATAGCAATTATTTCAATTATCCTGACATATGGAATGCTGAACATTATCTTAAACATAAATTTGAAAATAATAGAGCAAGCCGATACATAACAGACACTTCTTTTTTTATAAATTATAACATTTTGGGAAGAAATACAGAAGCCAGAAACTTAGAACGCTTGAAAGATAAAGTTAAAATATCAGATAACTCTTTACAATTGCTAACTGATTATTATAATAGCCGTCGATGAAAACTGAAAAAGCATTAGGGTTTGAAGATGTGGTTTTAATTCCAAAGTATAGTGAATTGGAAACCCGAAAAGGTGCAGATACAAAGGTTTGTATTGGAAATAATGTTTTTAAGTTGCCGGTAAGCCCTTCAAATATGGTTTGCACCATCAATGAAGACTTGGGAAAGCTACTGTCTGAAAATATGTATTTTTATGTGATGCACAGATTTGGTGATACTCTTGGTTTTGTGAAAAGGGCAAATGAGGAAAATTGGAAGTTCATCTCTATTTCGGTAGGTGTAAGGGAAAAGTGTGATAAAATTCTTGATCAGTTAAAAGAACAGAATCTTAAAGTGGATTCTATTCTTATTGATGTGGCCCATGGACATCATCTGCTAGTAAAAGAAGCTATAAAAAAGATTAAAAGAGATTTTCCTGATACATTCGTTATTGCAGGAAACGTAACAACAAAAGAAGGAACACAAGATCTTAAAGATTGGGGTGCGGATATGGTAAAGGTTGCGATTGGAACAGGAAAAGCTTGTATAACCAAAGATAAAACAGGATTTACTCTTCCTGTTTTCACTTGTATACAGGAATGCGCAGAAATAGATATTCCAATTATGGCGGATGGTGGTGTTCGTTGTCATGGAGACATTGCCAAAAGTATTGTGGCAGGTTCGACTATCAATATGATAGGAAGCATGTTTGCTGCATGCTCAGATAGTCCAGCCGATACAATTGTTGAATATCCTGTTACAGATTCAAAAAGTGATCCAGAATTCAAAAAATTTAATATATATAAAAAATATTTCGGTTCTGCCAGTTATGAGAATAAAGTTATCAATAATCTTTCTGTTGAAAACATAGAAGGCACAACCATTTTAGTTGAAGAAAATGGAAAAACGTATCTGCAAATGCTTTCAGAAATAGAACAGGATTTGCAGAGTAGCATTTCCTATTCAGGAGGGTATAATATTACTGACCTGTCCCATACAAACTATAGAATCATATGATACTACCAAAACAAAATTTTAATGTCGAAATAATCAACAAAAGGTTTGTGCATTCCTATTTCAGAGACAAAGCACTTCCTAGTGGAAATGTTATTGTTTTCACAGGTACTGTAAATCCAGGTAAAGGATATGACTTTTCTCAATTTGGAATTGATGAAATGCAGGAAGCATTGAATATTGTTTATGAGAATCCTCTTGTTCATGATTCGGTATCTGGTGCGTTATTTTCACATTTCTTGGTCAGTTCAATAGCCAACGTGCTTTCCCAGGAATTTCTAAAGATTCCTTTAGCCGTGAATATGGATAACATTATTGTGAATCGTGAATTCAAACGAAAAGGGCTTATTCAAAATCAAGGTGTTTTGAATATTGCAAGATACAGAATTTTGAATGGTTGTGGTTTGGGTCATATAGCATTGTGTAATATTGCTGGGGAAAATTCTCCTGCATATACATATGAAATGAATTTAAATGAAGAACAGATGAATAAGCTGTCCCAAACAATTGTGGATATGTTCTATAAGATAACAGATTCTGTATTTTTAAAATCCACAGCATGTTAAATTTCTTTCAGTACATTAACAACATTCTTTTTAGTAAAAACAAAAATAATGTTGGGAAGGAACATTGTAGTGATAATTTGGGCAGCTTTATGCTCAATAGATGGATTAGTTTTTATGATAAAGAAACATGTCAAATTGTTAATCAAATAACCAATAAACAACATTTAACTGAAGACTTTGATTTATTATCAAAAATATTATTTGTATTTTTGCCAAAAAAATCTTATAGAAAAATCAACTATCTAAGCAAAAGCAAAGACAAGGAGAAAAAGCAAAATCCTATTAAAATTTTGACAAAAAATATGGAAATGGGCACACGAGATGCCGAACTTATACTGAAAACAGTAAATTCAAAAGATTTAGAAAATCTATTGCAAATTTATTCTGATTCATAATTACTACTGTGAATATAGATAAAATTCCAGTAAGCAAAAGCATAATTGATTTAAGCAGTCATTCCGGAAGTTCATTTGATAGTATTTTTACAGGATACAATCTTGAAAAAATATTGGATGATGTGATTTTAGCAGAATTTACAGATTTGGCTGGTGAAAAGGATGAAATTGTAAGAAATGGTATTATTGTAAAAACAAATGCCATGACAAATGCTTGGCGTTTGGCAAAAGTCATTCTTCTTGGTCCTAATTGTAAGCTTGTTAAAAAGAATGATATTATCATGTTCCCAAATAACATGGGCGTACAAATAAATAAAATTGATGTGGTTGATCACGGCTTGGTTAAGCATGGTCTTTTCATAAACGAACAAAGAATTTTTGGCGTATGCCAACCCCGAAAAAATGAAAATAGCATTACAAGCTCTAAAAACAATTCTAGAAAACAACGTCGCTGAAATCCGATTTGCACGGAGACGGCCAAAAGCCGGTCATCCCGCAGAACGAAGAATGATTTGCAGCAACGATAAAAGGTTTCTGAATAGTCCAGCCGGAAGAATCACACTTAATTTCAGACCTATAAGCGTAAGCAAGCCTGTTCCATATTTTAACCGAACTGCAAAAAACATTTTAAATGTTTGGGATATCATCATGCAGGATTATCGAAACATTAGTATGGATGATTGTGATCTGATTCAAATTATTCCTTCTGACAAGTTTTGGGATTTCTTTGAGAAGAAGCTAGCAGTTCTTTCGGCGGGTGAAAAAATGAGGTATATGGATACATGAAACTTCCTGAAGATATCGAAAAAACTATTTTGGATTATCTTCAGAAAAAAGTTGTTTTTATTTCGGAGAATAAACAATATCGGGAGGGAAGACTGCTTCTTTTTTCGGTAAAAGACTTTTACCTAAACTTCACTATAACCTGTGACAGAAAAGAACGTAAGATTTTTGAAATACCTTATCCTTTTGAATTTCGTGTTAAAAAGAATCATTTGGAATTTGATTTTCATTTAAACAACCTTTCTAAAGGTATGCATAGCATTTCATCTGTTTTGAAAACACTACCGATTCCAAAGAAGAAAAAATATTATAATATAAATATGGTTCTAAGTGCTTTATCTTAAAGTAAATACTTTAAGGTACACTTATGCTGCAACAATCGTATCACTTTGAAGTAAAAGACCTTATAGCATCCTTTATAGATGCTTTTGACGGCACAGTTATCAAAAGATTCAATCAAAATCGGGATGCTGAAAAAGAAGTCAAGGTTCGTTATCTTTATGCCCCAAAACAAAGGGTATTGTTTGATATTGTAACTCCTGGTCAAAATCTTACACTTCCTGTTGTATCCGTAACAATCACAGGTCTTAATCGGGATGAAAGCAGAGTTTTTAATAAAATTGCAGGTTTTTATGTTCCACAAGGTGATGCGGATAGTAAACGAAAAGAGAAAACAACTTTTTTCAGAACTCCTGTTCCGATTGATATTGGAATTAATATGTCAATTCTTACAAGATATCAAAGCGATATGGATCAGATTTTGAGTAATTTTATTCCTTTTAACAATCCTTATATCATTCTTTCTTGGCAGATACCATCTTCATATGATTTGGGTGTTATTCAGGAAATAAGAAGCGAAGTATTGTGGAGTGGTAATGTTAATCTTCAATATCCTGTAGAACAAGACCCCACAGCAAAAGCATTAATTGTGGCGGACACAAGCTTCACAATAAAAGGTTGGATCTTTCCACAAGAAACAGATCCAGTCAAAAATATATTTTACATCAATACGTATATTACAGCTTCTTCTTCCAAAGCATTGCTTGAATATGATAATTATTATGCTCTAAAATCCGAGGCATATACATTAAATTCACCTCAAAGTGCATTCTATAACACTGACGTAATCAGTCTAAGTGCAAATCCGAAATTTGTTGGACCGGTAAGTGTAACGATTGATTAATATATGATTAAAAGATTTTATCCCGAATTAAATCAGGAACCTACACTTACAATAGTACAAGGTTCCAGCGCCGCTATTTTTACATTTCAGGGAGACATGTTTGATTACATAACAGGAAATGGGCTTTATCTTTCAGCAAATGTAACAAACCCTATACTTTCTAGTTATAATTTTTATTCAAATATAAAAAGTATTAGTGCAAAATTCCCGGCATTCAAAGGATATCCAATAACCAGTTATGAGGTTTTAAATAATAATATATTAAGATTCAGAATGCCTAGTGTTTATCTGGGAAATTGTAAAATTGATTTTGTTTTTGCAAATGACGCAGGTTACGCACTGGCTAGTCAAAGCAGCCGATTTACATATGTGCAAATGATATCTGCAGGTGAGAATGTTTCTGTTTTAACCTATTTGTTTAATTATCTAACATATACAGGCAGTAATCTGGCTTATAATCCTTAGTTTATACAAATATTTGTAAAATAATATTTAGCATTGAAAATTTACCTGATTTTATAAATAAATAATATGGCTCAACCGGATTACTCATCCACAAATGATCGTGGATCAACAACTTTTGGTCGTGGGTTGCAAAAGTTTATAAGTGAACGTCTTCCATACAACAATTATTCTGTTGTTGATGTTTTGTCCCAACTAAATCCTAAGTTCTCTCTTTTTCAAGATACTGGAAGTCGTCGTACAGAAGCAATTGCCAAACATAGTATAAGCAGTAGCACAAGCGTAAATGAAACTAGCATTGGAGCAATTGCAAGTGATAACAGTTTATCAACTTATTTGTATGCAAATATACAATCAGATAAAGCAGCAAGAATCCGAGATTATAGAACGATGGCAGCTTTTTCAGAAGTTGCAGATGCATTGGATGAAATTTGTGATGAAGTTATAAATGTCGATGAAGAAGGAAGAATTGTAAAGCTGCGTTTTCATGATTCTGAATTGACAGATATTCAGAGAGAAGAAATTGAAAAGGAATTTCGTCGTTATATTAATCTTTTTGAATTAGAGCATAGGGGATGGGAATATTTCCGTCATTTGCTTGTGGATGCAGAAATTTATTTCGAGCATATCATTCATAGAGATTATCCCCAAGAAGGTATTCTTGGTGTTGTCAGTATTCCTCCGGAGTTGATAGATCCTGTTTTTGGAAATGTGCAGAATCTTTTGGTTAAAGGTTTCGTTTTAAGAAAACCTATTTTTGATAAAACAAATCCAACTAAGGTTGTGGATTATCAAATCGTTCCTTTGGATAAGAATCAGGTAACTTATATTAATAGCGGAATATGGAATGAAAACAAAACAGTTCGTCTTCCTTTTCTTGAAAATGCACGTCGAGCTTATCGCCAGCTTTCATTGATTGAAGATAGTATTGTAATTTATCGTTTGGTTCGTGCTCCAGAAAAGCTTGTTTTTAATGTGGATGTTGGAAACATGAGTCCGGCCAAAGCAGAAGGATACATGCGTCGTCTCATGCAACAGTATTGGAATCGCAAAACGTTTGATTCCAGTCAAGATGCAACAGTACAGAAATTCAATCCACAAAGCATGTTAGATAGTTTTTGGTTTGCCAAGCGCACTGGTCAAGAAGGAACCAATGTAACACAACTACAAGGTGGTCAGAATCTGGGTGAATTGAATGACTTAATGTACTTCATGAAAAAGTTGTACAGAAGTTTGAAAGTTCCTTCTTCTCGTTTGAATCCAGAAGACACATATAAGGATGGAACAGAAATTCTTCGGGAAGAACTTAAATTTTCCAAATTTATCATTCGTCAACAGCTTCGTTTTGCTGATGGTCTTAAGAATGGATTTATCACAAATCTTAAACTAAAAAGAATGTGGAGTGAGTATGGTTTGAAAGAGAATCATATTGATCTTACTTTTAATGTTCCCTCTAATTTTTATGAAATGCGTGAATTGCAAAAAATGCAGATGCGTACAGAAGGATTCAATAATATCACTAATAATGACAGTATTAGCAAGATTTACATGCAAAAGAAGATTTTGGGATGGACTGACCGTATGGTTCTTGCCAATCGTGAATTCCTTCGTAAAGATGCCGAACTCAAGTGGGAGATTGATCAAATCTCAGGAGCAGGTCCAGATTGGCGTAAACAGTTTGAAAGTGGTGAAAAGCAGCCAAAAGCAGGTGGAGGAGCGGAAACCCCTCCTGAATTTGGCCCAACACCAGGAGGACCCACACCAGCCCCTGAAGCCCCTGAAGCCGGTGGGGAAGCTCCTCCAGAAGCACCTGAAGCTCCAGAAACACCTGAAACAACAGGTGGAGAAACACCAACCCCTGCATAAATAATATTATGTCAATTGTAAGCAAAGATGCACTATACGATTCGTTTTCAGCAGGTCATACACCTTCTTCTAATGATTTTAAAAATTTAATTGATAGCACATACGGTTTTCCGACAAGTGCTTCTAATTACACAACTGGGCTAACTATTAGCCAAGGTTCTACCGGATTGCCTGTTTTGATCAATGGAGCAACATATTATATTCCTTTATTCAATACTACCCAAACATCACCTGCTACTGCCGATCAAAGTGCTTATACGAGCACTGTAAGAATTACATATCCTAATGCTGTTTTGGCAGAAACATTTGGAAGTAGATGTGCCACATTTAT